CGTTCCCGTGAGCAACTTCAACGGTGCGTGGATCTATTTCTGCGCGTCGGCTGGTCCGAACTTCGGTTCTATCCGTCGTTGCATCTCATCGGCTACTGCCGGGACGTTGCTGATGGACAAGGCCGTTTCGAACACGATCACCACGGCGGACAAGGTTATTCTTGTCAGTCCGTGCAACACCTACCCGTACATGGTCTCTGCTGATGCGACAACCATCGGTCAGACCACGGTCGGGTCTTCTGGCGTGACAACCCTTCGTGTCGTTGACAACATCTTCGACATTTGGGCTGGTAAGGCACAGGGGAAACAGCGTGTTCAGGGTCAAGTCGATCTTGGTGCGAACGTTGCCAAAAAGGCTGTGTTCTATCAAGAAGTCTCGTTACTTAACAGGATGATTGCTTAAACGGAGGTTTTATGGGTATTGTAACCAGTGAAGGCTTTGGCTTCATACTGGATCCGGGTCTCCGGAAGATTTTCATGGATGAGTACGCTCTTCCTGAAGGTCAGAAGGACAACCTGTTCGGTATTGAGTCTTCAAGCAAAGCGGTCGAATATGACCTGGGCATCGGTGGCACAGGTGATATGCAGGAGTTTGATGGCACCATCGTTTACGGTGACTTCAAACAGCAGTATCGTACGTCATACAGCCACAAGGAGTGGGTGAAGGGTATGAAAATCGAGCGTAAGCTCGTTGATGATGATCAGTATTCGGTCATCAACAAACGCCCGGCGCAGCTCGCGCTGGTAGCCAAACGTACCCAGGAAAAGCAGGCCGCGAGCGTGTTCAACAACGCGTTCACGACTGCCATTTTCACGGGTGGCGATGGTCTTTCCCTGTGTAACAGCGCTCACACATGGGTCGGCACGGCGTCTACGTCCAGCAACACAGGCACAACTGCCTTGTCTGCGACAGCCGTTGAGGCGACTCGTTTGGCGATGCGCCTGTTTACGGATGAGACCGGCAACCTTATGATCGCTCGTGGCGATACCCTCGTGGTCCCTCCAGCGCTTGAAGAGGCTGCTTGGGAGATCGTGAACGCCTCAGGTAAGATGGACACGGCTGACAACAACCCCAACTTCAACAAGGGGAAGTATAAGATCGTGGTCTGGGATTACCTGTCAGATACGAACAACTGGTTCATGATTAACTCCAAGCTCATGAAGGAATACCTGTCCTTCTACGAGTGGAATCCCGTGGAGTTCTTCTACGCCGGAGAGTTCGACACGCTGACCAGCAAACACGCCGGATACTGTTCGGTGAACGTGTCGGCGGTTGACTGGAGATTCGTGTTCGGACACGCTGTTTCCTAAGACGGAAACACGTCAGCAGCATCAAAGGAGATTCGGGAATGGCCAACTACGATAAGCGACGTGCGTTGCAGACGCGTAAGGTTCCGCTGATAAGTGTCGCAGAGGTTCAGCGGATCAAGAGGCGGATAGCGGAAGAGAAGGCGTACCTTGGAAGTTTCGGAGGTACGCCGGAAGGGGATGGGGCAAAAGAAGCGCACCTCTCCCCCAGGATGTCCGGGAGGCCGGTAGATGAGGAGTCGGTTCGGACCAGGATACGCCGCAGTGAACGCGCCCTCCAACTCATGTCTCCAGAGGGCCGAAAGTTCATTGGTGCGGATCGCAGAAAGGCCGACAAGGCAATGCGCGAGGCGTTCGAGGCTTGGCTGCAAAGCCCGGAATGCCCAATTCCGGCCGGTACTTGGATGAAAAGTGCGCGAGTCGAGGAAGCGTGGCGCACATGGCAAGCCGCCTCATCCGCTGCGGCGCCAAAGCGGGCGGGACCGGTGGGCATCAACGGCCTGACCGACGCGGAGACAGATGCGAGTGCGAGCGTGGCGGGGCTGATTGCCGCCCCGGCAGCTCCTACGACGCATCCGTGCCGTAGCCCGTACTGCGAATGCGACCGGGGTAAGTGCACGCATCCAGGTTTTCACGATGCCCGCCATGAGCCACTGCCCCGCTAACCCACGCTTCCATTTCATCCACGAAGAGCGTGCTACGGGATCGCACTACGTGTGCGCGCTGTGCGGCGCACGCAGGCTGCGTGCCTGGGCACCCCCAGGGGCAAACCTGGAAATCATTGAGCCTGCCAGTCGCCCTCTACCACTTCTCCTAAAGGAACACCATGACCCACGAAGAACGCAAAGCATTGGCCTCCCGCATCAAGTGGGACCTGATCGAGCTGCTGAGTGAGACTGGTAGCCCGGTTCCGACGAACGTCATGCTGGGCTTGCTGGACGCCATCAGCATGCATGTGCAGGAAATGGAAGGTCGATTGCCGGAAGTTGAACCACGCGACTAGCCAGATGCCCACTCCGGTGGGCTTTTGCTTTTTGGGGGCGGTAAACTCGCGCGCATGGCACGTATCAGACTCCCCAACAATTGGACACCCCGCCCGTACCAGATGCCCGCATGGGAATACCTGGAGCGCGGGGGCAAGCACGCGGAATTGATTTGGCACCGGAGGTCGGGCGTGTGCCCCCCGGTCTGAGAGGGCTGGGGGGCGCCGTCAAGGCAAAGATGAAATTGCATTGCACCGCACCGCATGCGCTGTGTTTGAGCGCGTCGCTGGGTACTGGCACATGTTGCCCCAGGCAGCTCAGGCTAGAAAGGCCATATGGGACGCCGTAAACCCACATACGGGGCGCAAACGCATTGATGAGGCATTCCCCCTGCCACTGCGCCGCGCGACGCGTGGGCAGGAGATGCAAATTGAGTTCATCAACGGCTCGACGTGGCAGGTTGTCGGCTCGGACAACTTCAATAGCTTGGTGGGGTCCACGCCGGCAGGTGTCGTCTATTCCGAATGGGCGCTAGCCAAGCCGGCAGCGCGGGCCTACTTACGCCCCATCTTCGCGGAAAACAACGGCTGGCAGATGTTCATCACCACGCCACGGGGGAAGAATCACGCCTATCGCACCTTTGAGGCCGCCAAGCGCGACCCGCACGCCTTTGCCCAGAGATTGAGCGTCCGGGACACAGGCGTCCTGTCGGATGAGCGCCTGGACACGGAATTGATGGCGTATGTCAAGGAATTCGGCGAAGACCAAGGCCGCGCGATGTTCGAGCAGGAGTACGAGTGTTCATTCGACGCCGCACTGCTGGGCGCCTTCTATGGGGCTGAGTTCCGCAATATCGAAGAGTTGGGCCGCATCTGCGAGGTGGAGTATCAGCCGGGGCATCCGGTGTTCACGGCCTGGGACATCGGCTACAACGACGATACTTCCATCTGGTTCTATCAGGTGATCAAGGGCGAGATTCACGTAATCGACTTCCACACCTCGAACGCACACGATATCGACTGGTACTGCGACCTGCTGGAGAAGCGGGGGTATGACTACGCCAAGCTGGGCAATATGCCGTTCCTGTGGTTGCCCCATGACGCCCGGGCTAAGACCTTCGCCAGTGGCGGCAAGAGTGTGCAGGAACAATTCGAGGCGCGCGGGTACAAAAGCCTGATCGTCCCGGAGCTGTCCCTTCAAGACGGTATTCAGGCATCGCGCCAGGCGCTCAAGCGGTGCTACTTTGACGCGGCCAAATGCGAGGATGGTATCGAAGCCCTGCGCATGTATCAGCGCGAATGGGACGACGACAACAAGATGTTCAAGGATCGGCCGTTGCACAACTGGGCGTCACATCCAGCCGATGCATTTAGGTATCTCGCCATCGCTTGGAGGGAATTAGCCCCGAAAACCGAGGAAAAGGCGCCGAAATTCCCGATTGGCGGCCAAAACGGTAGAATAGTCACTGAGCCCCTGGAAACTCTGTGGGCGCAAACCCCCAAGCGCAAGAACGAAAGAATCTAAATGTCACAGACTCTTATCTCTGGGCAGGCGAAACCGGTCGCAGCCACTGGCAACGTCAAGAGCAGCACCGGCACGCTGCTGGGCGTGTTTGTCAGCGACGCGAATACCACGCCAACGCTGGCTATCTACGACAGCGCCACGACTACGACCACGCTGCCCCTGATTGGCACGTTTACGCCGGTATCTGCGACGTGGTATCCGATGCCCATCGGCTTCAGTAGCGGCCTGTATGTCGTGATTAGTGGCGTTGTCAACTGCACGTTCGTCTACGTGTAATGGCACGACCATGAGCATTCTCGAAGACCAACCGACAGAAGGCCAGCAAGAGGCAGCCAAGTGGGCGACCGCGCTGGAGCTGGCGAAGAAGACTGACGCAACCTGGGTGACCCGGGGACGGAAGATCGTCAAGCGGTATCGTGACCAGCGGGGTGAGGCAAGCCGCGAGAAGCGATACAACATCCTGTGGAGCAACGTCGAAACCCTGGCGCCTGCCATTTACTCGCGCGCTCCGAAGGCTGACGTGTCCCGTCGCAACAACGACAAAGACCCGGTCTCGCGCACCGCCTCGCAGATTTTGCAGCGGGCGCTTCAGTTTGAGCTCGACTTCTACAACGACTTTGACTCTGCGCTGCGCAACGTGGTGCTCGACCGCCTGCTGCCTGGGCGCGGTACGGCGTGGGTGCGCTTTGAGCCGGCGCCAGAGCAGCCGCCCGCAGAGGATGATGGCCTTCAGGTCACAGACGACATCGAGGGCTCAAAGGGCTACGAATGCTGCCCCACGGACTATGTGTTCTGGGAAGATTTCCGCATGTCTCCTGCCCGCACTTGGGAGGAAGTTTCATGGGTGGCTCGCCGTGTTTACATGAGCCGTCACGAGGGAACCGAACGATTCGGCGAGCTATTCAAAGAGTGCCCGCTGTCGCATGTACCGATCGGTCTGGACAAGGACAGCCCCGAAGCCTCGACCATGAAAAAGGCCATGGTCTGGGAAATTTGGGACAAGGCTAGCAAAGAAGTCATCTGGGTGGCAGAGGGCTACCGCGAGGTTCTGGACCGCAAGCCTGACCCGTTGCAGCTGGACGCGTTCTTCCCGTGCCCGAAGCCGCTCATGTCAACGACCACGACGGACCAGCTTGTGCCGGTGGCGGACTACGTGCTGTATCAGGACCAAGCAAGCGAGCTGGATGAGGTGACCGAGCGCATTTCGCTGATGGTGAAGGCGTGCAAGGTCGTCGGCGTGTATGCGGCCGGATCCGAGGCGATCCAACGCATGTTCACAGAGGGCGTGGATAACACGCTGATCCCGGTGGACAACTGGGCCATGCACGCTGAAAAGGGCGGCGTCAAGGGGATGATCGACTGGATTCCGCTGGATGCGGTCATTCAGGCGCTCCAGCAGCTCTACGTGGCCCGCGAGCAGATCAAGCAGGTGATCTACGAGGTCACCGGCATTTCGGACATCCTGCGTGGTGCCTCGCAGGCGCAAGAGACGCTAGGCGCGCAACAGATCAAAGCGCAGTTTGGCTCGATGCGTCTGGAGTCGCGGAAGAAAGACGTGGCCCGCTTCGCCTCGGACATCATCAAGATCAAGGCTCAGATCATGTGCAGCCTATACCGGCCAGAGGTGCTGGTAGAAATGAGCGGCATGCAGGGCGCTGGGCCCGATGCGCAGTTCATTCCGCAAGCACTGGAGCTGCTCAAGAACGAGCCTCTTCGCAATTTCCGAATTGAGATTGCGGCTGATTCCATGGTCGAAATGGACGAAATCAGCGAGCGGCAAGGGCGGATGGAGTTCCTGACCACGGTTGGCGGCTTCCTCGACAAGGCTGTGCAGGCCACCCAGACGGTTCCCGAAATGGGGCCGCTTATGGGTGAACTGCTGATGTTCTGCGTTCGGGCATGGAAAACGGCATCCCCGATCGAGCAGGCATTCGACGATGCCCTGTCGAAACTCAGTGCGCCGAAGCCCCCTGCACCTCCTAGCCCTGAAATGGTTAAGGCGCAGGCCGACGCACAGAAGGCGCAAACGGATGCCCAGATCGCGCAACTCAAGATGCAGTCCGAGCAAGCGAAGGTGCAGGCGGAAATGCAGAAGGCGCAGATTGAAATGCAGGTGAGCCAAGCTGAAATGCAAATGAAGGGCGCTGAAATGCAACAGCACGGGGCTATGGAGCAATTCAAGGCTCAGGCGGCCATGCAGCAAGAGCAAATGCGCCAGCAGTTCGAGGCGGCCATGGAAGCCCAGCGGATGGACATGGAACGCTGGAAGGCAGAGCTTGACGCTGCGGTGCGTATTGAGCTGGCGAACCTGTCGGCTGAGACTGCCAAGGAAACGGCAGCGACTCAAGCGGCTGAGGCCGAAGTTGTCCGGGAGGTGAAGTGATGCCGATTTACTCGGTGGGCTGCCATGACTGTGGGAAAACACAGGATATCTTCCGCAGCTTGAGCCAGTACGACGACTTGCCGTCATGCTGTGGCGTGCGCATGCACCGGCGCGTCACGGCAGCGGCTGTCTTGGCTGATATCAATCCATATCGATCCATGGCGACTGGTGAAATGATTATGGGCAGGCGCCAGCATAGGGAGCATCTGAAGAACAATGGTTTAATCGAGGTTGGGAACGAGAAAATGACCAGCAAACCACGGGCGCCCGAGGCGAATATCAAAGCAGATATCGCGCAGGCTGTTCACAAAGTATTGGGCTAAACATGGACGACGATATCCGTAGCGCACTCGCTACCGCTTTCAACAACGCCGAAACCGAGGCTGAAGAACCGCCAGTAGTCGAGGCGCCTGTAGAAGAGGTTACCGAGACCACCGAAGAGCAGGCCGCACGCGAACGTGATGAGCGCGGACGTTTTGCTGCCAAGCAGGAGGCAGAAACCGCACCTGTGGCCGAAGTGCCGCCGCCCGTGACTGAGCCTGCGCCGGCTCCGATGGAGAAGCGTGCGCCGAATACCTGGCGCAAGGAAGCCGCCGCGCAGTGGGCGACCCTTCCCGACCAAATCAAGGATGAGATTCTGAAGCGCGAGAATGATGCGCGCTCAGGCATCCAGAACTACAAGCAGGCCGCAGATATGGGCCGCACGTTTGAAGAGGCTGCAAAGCCTTTCCAGCGTCAGTTTGAGGAATTGGGCGTTACTCCGGTTCAGGCGTTTCAGCACCTGC